CGGACGCCTTCTCAACGTTCACTAAGCGGCTCATCCACGAAATGCCCGAGCTGCAACACCTGCGCCCACGACCGGGCCAGCGTGACAGCAACATCGCCTTCGACGTGGGGCCGGCAGGCGCGAGCCAGTCGCCCTCCGTGAAGTCGGTCGGCATCACCGGCCAGCTCACCGGCTCCCGCGCGGACGTGATTATCGCGGATGACGTGGAGAGCCTTAACAACGCCATGACGGTCACCATGCGGGACCTCCTGGCCGAACGCATCAAAGAGTTCGACGCCGTGCTCAAGCCCGGTGGCCGCGTGATCTACCTCGGCACCCCGCAGACGGAAATGTCCATCTACAACCGGCTCCCCGAGCGCGGCTACGAGATCAGGATTTGGCCGGCGCGCGTGCCCGAGAACCCGGACAAGTATCACGGGAGGCTTGCGCCCTTCGTCGTGGACATGATCGTCCGTGGCGCGCAGGCCCGCGACCCAGTGGACCCGTTGCGCTTCCACGACCTCGACCTCATCGAGCGCGAGGCGAGCTATGGGCGCTCCGGCTTTGCCTTGCAGTTCATGCTCGACACCTCGCTGTCGGACGCCGACCGCTACCCGCTCAAGTTCCGCGACCTCATCGTGACTTCTGTGGACCCGCGCATGGCCCCCTCCAAGCTCGTGTGGTGCAACGACCCCGACCGCATGTACCTCGACCTCCCTATGGTTGGCCTCAACGGCGACCGCTTCTTCCGCGCCATGTGGGCCGCGAAGGAAATGGAGGAGTTCACGGGGGCGGTCATGGTCATCGACCCATCGGGCCGAGGCAGGGACGAGACGGCCTACGCCGTGGTGAAGAGCCTCAACGGGTTCCTCTACTGCACCGCCTCGGGCGGCTTCGTGGACGGCTACACTGAGGCGACCCTCAAGGCCCTCTCGGTCGTCGCGGCTCGCGAAAAGGCCAACCACGTGATCGTGGAGGCGAACTTCGGTGACGGCATGTTCACCCAGCTCCTCAAGCCGGTGATGAACCGCGTCCACCCGGTGACAATCGAGGAGGTGAAGCACTCGGTCCAGAAGGAGCGCCGCATCTGCGACACCTTAGAGCCGATCATGAACCAGCACCGGTTGGTGATCTCCGAGGCGGTCATCAAGGCAGACGCGGCCTGCGAGGAGCCGACCCGCCAGCTCATGTACCAGCTTGCCCGCATCACCCGTGACAAGGGCGCGCTAGGCCACGACGACCGCCTGGACGCTCTGGCCATGGCCGTGGGCTACTGGGCCGAGAGCATGGCTCGCGACACGGACAAGGCCCACGAAGAGCACTTGGAGAAGCTCCGGGACGAAGAGCTGGAGGCATTCATCAACCTCGCGTGCTTCAACGGCATGCGGGAGGAGGCTGCCCAGAACTGGGCCGAATGAACAGGGGAGGGGGCTAGACGGCCCCTTCCCACCCCCAAATCGATTACCCCTCCCCCTAGGAGGGGCTGGGTTTGACATAGTTATAGGTGGCCTCGGAAAGTGGCCTCTTAGGTGGTCCCATAAAGGGGGCCTGACGTGAGACTGACGTGGTGTTCGATGTGGGCAGGGAGGGAGACCCCCGCTGCTCACTTCCAACAGCACAGCCCCGTAGCGCCTGACTTCTTCTCGGAGCTGGCGCTCCTCCAAGAAGTCAACCCTCAGTGGGTCCCATAGAGGAGCCCGCTAGGTCCAGCATCGTCTGGTCGAAGGGCATGCACTGGTAGGTCCAGTCGGGATGCTCCCCCCGCAGCTCCTCCACCTTGGTGGCACACTCCGCTGGGGTCATGAAGCCCAACGTCTGGGCAGCCACCTCAATGGTCCCATCGGCCCCCTGCGCGGTGAGCAGGATGAGCAGCAGTGCGGTGGCCATCAACGGGATGGTCGCAGGGCCACTAGCAGGGCCGTGAGGCCGTAGATCAGCACCAGCCCAAGCCCGATGCCTTGCACGGCCACGGGCCAGCCCCATGGGTTGCCGAGGAACACGCCGGCACCGAACGGGACCACGAAGAATGCCGAGAAGAGGAACAGAGCGGGCAAGTGAAGTGGCCTCCTAGGGGACCAGCTTTGTTTACCGCAAAAATGCGAGCCGGCACAATCGAACGAGAAGCCGCGCGTTTCCCCCCGTGGGGGTCGTCCTGGGCGGCTCGGGGCACCATCGGGCCTCCTCTCGCCACGCCGTACGCCACCGCATTGGGGCAACGCCTAGGGGATGCTGGGGTGGCAACGGATGCTGATAGCATTTGCCCACCTTGTGGTGCGGTCTAGGTGGCCCGTTACAGCGGCGTGACAGAAGATGAACGCGGCTCGCTTGCTTGCCTGAGAGCTGGGGTGTCTATTCGTTTTCGCCGCCTCGCATGGTGCACCCTATGGCCACCCTCACGGGGCACGCTAACGCTGACGCTATGGGGCAGGGCATGCGCAACCTATGGGCCACCATCGGGGCAGTGACATGGCTAGCAGGTCTCGTCATGGTCGCGGGCCTCATCACGTGGCGCTTGATCGTCGCCGCGCTGGATTGGCTAGGGTGCATGGTCGCGCCTCTTGCGCTGGCATGGTGCTAGACCGGCCCCGAGCGGGGGAGCGTGTCGCAAATCGCCCAGGCAACGTGGCCACCCAAATCAGCACCCAAATCACCCCACTGATTTGCACCTAGCGCCACCCAAATCAGCACCCCAAACACGCCACATCGGGCACGCCACAAGGGCCATTCTCCAATTATTTTTGTGGGGCTCAACACCTGGGGATTGCTGGGGTGAGCGGCGTTCTACTAACCACGCCACGCAACGGAATTGCATTTTCCGTGTTGACTGATCTATGCACCATCGCATAGAACGGTGGCCAAGCAAGACGCTAACGCCTTCGCTGGGACGCCTGAAACGGGGTCAGTTCTTTGACAGTGTGAAGAGACCTAATCCCCCGCAAAGCGCCGTGAGGCGTGGCTTAGCCGGGCGGGGCAGATAGGCGGATAGTCGCCCAGTGAAGCGCTGGGCCTGATGAGGGGCACGCATGCCCGAAACTATCCACCATCGCATAGGATACACGCAAATGGCCACGCATGACGAAGTTGCCCACAACTGGGCGCACCAGACTGGGCGCAAGCAGAACGGTCCCAACATGCACTATCGGGATACCGTGGTTTTCTCCTACGGGTCGCACTTCCCGATTGCCCGTTACGTTCCCGATGCAAGCGGTGCCCGCGTGGTGCTCTTCAACTCGGCGTCCTACTCGGTGAGCACGTCCAAGCATCAGGGCAAGGTGAGGCGCGCAATCCCTCACGGGGTGACAGTGTTCACGGTGCCGCGCCTCGGGCTCAATGGGTACGGCTGGGACCATGAGCACGCCGCGAACCACGCCCACCTGCTAGCAGAGGCGGAACAGGCGTTCACCTTGGCGACGAAGGCCCGCAAGTATGGCCCGATGCACCTAGAGCGTGCCGAGCGGTTCATCGGCATGGCCAATGCCTACAGTGACGCCTTCGTGGTGGGCAAGCCGGTGGC